GGCGATTCGATTCATAAGCCTCGACATTTGCAATGAAATTACCTAATGTCTGGTAATTTCGATTGGATTTACAGCCAATGGATGTACCCTAGTGAATATTTATTCTCAAAATTGATTTCCGTGCTTTAATGCACTAGTGCCTTGTAAAGTGCAAAACTGTAGCAAAATGGACATACGTTCGAGAGCGTGATATTATCTTGTCAAAACATGACAAGGGGTGTGTAATCATGCCAAAAAATTTTTATGAAGTAGCCCTCACGACTGACGAAATTATGTAATTGAAATCAATAACGCATAAAGGGGCAAAACATTCGGCTCGTGTGATAATGCACGCAAACATACTGCTGAAAACAAACGACGGTGACCCAAGAAATAAGATGGATAACCGTAAAATCGGTGAGATTTTTGGGATATCACAAACGACAGTCAATCAAGTGCGAAAAACTTATGCTACAGAAGGGTTGGAGGCGACACTCAATAGAAAAACTCGAATAGATATAGGGAATCTCACTAAAATAACAGGAGATTTCGAGGCTCAAGTAGTAGCAACGGCACTGTCACCAGCACCAAAAGGCAAGGCAAACTGGACGTTGAGGTTGTTGGCGGAACATTGCGTTGAAAACAAATATATCGTATCCATATCACACACAGCTATTGGGGATATGCTCAATTCCAACCAAGTAAAGCCACATTTAAGCAAGTATTGGTGCATTCCTAAGGCAAACGATGCCAGCTTTGTAGCGAATATGGAAGATGTTTTAGGTATATACAAACGAGAATATAACCCCAAAATACCCGTCATCTGTATGGATGAAAAACCGATTCAGCTTTTAAGCGAAGTGAGGGAACGAATTGCCGCTAAACCATTGCGTATTGACCCTGACACAGGCATTCCGAAGCCCGGCGAGGTTGAAAAACTTGATGCCGAATATGTTCGAAAGGGAACGGCAAGTATTTTCATATTCACTGAACCCCTTGGGGGTTGGCGGCATGTAAAAGCCTTACAAACCCGCAAAAAAAGGCGATTTTGCATATATGGTGAGTTTGATAAGTGAGAAGTATTATCCGCACGTCGAGAAGATAATTTTGATAGCGGACAACCTAAACACACATGGTTCTGCTTCGTTTTATGAAGCATTCCCTCCGAATATTGCGTATCAACTGGCTCAAAAAATTGAATTTCACTACACTCCAAAGCATGGAAGTTGGTTGAACATCGCAGAATCAGAGTTGAGTTCACTCGCAATTCAGTGTTTAGGAAATCGCAGAATTGAGTCAATTGATTTGTTAAATGAAGCTCTTTCTGACTGGGAGTCTGACAGAAATTTGCGTCAAAAGGGTGTTAATTAGCGGTTTACTGCGGAAGATGCTCGGATAAAACTCAAAAGGCTTTATCCCACTCCCATTTTTGATAACTTGGCTCTTACATAAGAGTCGAGTTATTTTCGAACGTATGTCCATTTTGCTACAGTTTTGCACTTTACATGGCACTAGAGCGAGAAAAAGCTATAGCCTATGGTAAGAAAATTGCACTTGACAGAGGCGACACAGAAAGCGTTGACCATATGGGTGATAGGCATGAATTCAACATCGTTAATAAACGAACAGCCCTTCCCATGTTCTTTTTGCGGTTTACACTTCACAGCCTCTGGTATCAAGACTTCAATGCCATGATAACAAATGCCGGAAGTGCCTTCGAGGCTGGACTTGGTGTAATGGCTCTTGGGCTATCAGGATTTTCATCTGCAAACTAATATTAAACAGCGTGAGAACACGTTAATACTGCACCCGATAGGCATTTTGCTTGTCGGTTTTTTTGTTTTCCGAACTATATCTGCGCAGTAAATGTACTTTAATATTTGTTTCAAGTTGACAAAAACTGGAGGTGAAGAATGTCTGAAAATAATCTGGATTCTATTGAATGGCAAGTTTGCTTAGGACTGTTACGACTCAATGAAGTGGGAAACGATAAGTTGCCAGCAGAACGCATGAGTGCATTAATCACTCTCGGAGGCATCTGTAGAGCCTATCAAAAGGAATTTGCTAATAATCCATTGATACTTAATATTTGCAAAAAGAAAATAAAGTTTATCTTGCAAGCAAAATCCAAAGCTGACTTAAAAGAGATTCTATCGCCTCCAAAGATTCGTTATAACGGAAATGCAATTATTCCTGTTGGCAATTTTCACATTGAAGAAGAGGAATTGTTAATTTGGAGTCTTACTTCTCTTTGGTGTGGTGGGCCTTTAGTTGAGTCAGGGTTTAAGCGTTACATGGAATTGTTTAAAAAATTCTACCCTGAAATGGCTAATGAAATAGGAATTAATTAGTCGGATATAAAGATTTTCCATGAGAGGACGTTAAATATGCTCAGTACCTTAATTAAGGACTACAATAAACTTTTGTCAGAATATCGTGCGGGAGAGAGACTTGACTATCCCCATTGGAAGGACTTTATACTGCTCCCCCTAGTGCGTGAAGTCGGTATGCGCCTAAACATGGAATATGAAGTATCTGGTGTGTTTGGACTTCGCCTAGAATGTTACATCACTGTAAAAGATGAAAATAATTCATACATCTGTTGTACAACTCCTGGATTTTGTGGCGACGAATTTTTTTCATTATATTACGACACAGGCGAGAGAATTAAACCGCGCCATAATGACCTTAATGGTTTTGACAATGTCGTAAAGCCTTTGCCTGAAAGCATAGAAGAATTAATTGAACTAATGAAAGAAAGAGAAGGAACTGGCGATGAAGATTAATTTGCAAAGCTGCATAGATAATCAAAAACATATAGACTACCATCCAAAATTTGGGGAGAAACCTACTGCTGAAATAATTCAAAAGCTAGAAAAATACTATGAGCGTTGCAACAAATGGATTGAGGAGTTTGGCAATAAAGAGAGCCTTTCTATACACGAAAGAGGCTTACTTAACTCCGCACGTTTTTTTGTGAAGATTGCAACATTATAAAATCTGTCTTTAAAAATCGGGAGGGTTGATATGTACACAATTGAAACTTTGAAAAAAATAAACCCACAATATAATTTACTCCATGGCGTTACCCAAAGCGATGTTGATAAGGCTAACAGATATTTAGCAGCAATAGAGCGCAGTAAAGTCACTGACCGCATACAGGTTGGGGATATAGTCGAACTCACAACATCCCATGGAGATTACTATCAAAATGCACATATTGAAACCTATAGCGAAGAAACTGATAGGTGGTCAGTCTGCAAAAGACCATATACCCCTTTTGTATATTTTAATCACTATGAAAAATTATGTTGTGAAACCAGTGGTGGCGCATGGTGTGGTGTGCCTAATAGCTTGAAACATATTGGAAAGCAAAAAAAGGCGTTTACAGACTTTGGACACAATGGAGCTTGCGCACAAGGGGCATTTTGCATTGAAGCTGAGGTAAATGTATGGGAATACAAACAGGAAAATCCATTGTATGGAAACTATTCAACAAAAGATTGGGACAAATTTTATGTTTCATATAGAGTTGATGAATTTGGTAAGCCTGTTGATGGTAGCCCGTACAGATGGTTTGCAACCTCAGGAGGAATAGCACAAACAGCCTTTGCCACGCAAGAAGACTATGACACATGGCTTAAAACATTAAGAGCAGTTTCTTTTAAAGGAAACTGGCCTAATCAAACAGTTGTATTTGGCTACAAGCAGAAAAGACATCTCATCAGTAAAGAGGCATGGGAGCAACTAGACCTGCCTAAAGATACGAGATTGTTAAATGGAGTAAATTTGGTGAAAGTAAAATATGACGACACCCTTCATCAAATAGATGTATATGCTTTTAGCAATTCAGGCACATTGGATTTCAAAAAATATAAGGCTTATGAGCTTGCCAGAGGAAGAAATTTAATATCGGAGGGATATTGATGGATAGACAATGGAAACTAGGCGTTGATTTGCATGAGAAAGATAGCTTGCTTGATGGCATCACCTTTGAAACAGTCATTGAAGTTTTAGGTTGCAACGAGCCAATAATTGATGAAACTACTGCGAGGAAAGTTGTCAAAGAGATGCTAGAAGAAGGATTGCGAAATATGGATGCTCTTCTTGATAATAATGTTCAAGAAATTGTTAAAAGGGCGTTAAAAAGCAGGGCATAATAAAACTTAGCTTTTATTCGATTAGGAAGGATTGAAAAAATGGGTGTTAAATTTCAAATTGATAGAAGAGTTCATGTGCGTGGAGAAGTCAAATACGGAGACCAGTGGTTTGATGTTGATACTTACGGAACAATCGTAGCTGCTCGAAAAAAGGGGATGCTGATTACTTTGGACAGGATAGACGGAGATGGACTTGCAACGTGTTATGTGAAAAATAAATTTATTTCAGAAATTGATGAAGCTAGATAAGCCATATAAAATTTGCAAGCAATGGAGGGACATATCTCATGATAGTGCTGCTGAACACAAACATACTTCCCATTGTAAATGTTGGGATGTACGAAAGCCTGTTATCTCCAAGTAATGTGTTCAATGATTGGCTGACACCTGAGATTAGCGAAGCTTTGGACACCGACGAGATTAGTTATTGCGAGTCTGCATCTTACGAACATTTCAACTCGGAAGCGTACAATAAAATTGTGGCTAAATATGCCACAGAGCTTGTAGCAGATTTCTTTCAAAAAATTAACGGGGTTATACATGTCACACTCCATGATAAAGCCGACATCTACAGCCCAAAAGAATATAACTTTAAAACGGACGAGCTGGATTTTGAAATTGAAATTAATGATGTGGAAATTCAAAAAATCAAATCGTTCGTTAGAGGCAATGTGTCTTTTGCAAATTGGCTAAAAGAAACTTACAAGTCGTACTCTGGATTCATTTGTTTTATGCCCAGTACCGAGGAAGCTTTTTTCAAAGATATTGAAGGCAAAGAAATCGAGAGAGCGTTATCAGCTTATTTTACGTTCTTATTAAGGACACATCTTGGGCAGTTGCCTGATGACGAATTTGGAAGCGATTATATCCTGTATGAAAGAATATCATCTAATCATGGTATTGAGGAATTTGTCACTGATGAACGCTTTCACGAAATTATGAGCAGGGTACATGATGCGAGGAGGCCATCATGAGCAAAGCAAATTTGTATACGGATACAGGTGAACCAAAGAGAATTAGATGCTACATGATGAAACGCAACCCAACAATTGACTATATCACCGTTGTTTATACCCATGCAAACAGACTTGGGTATCCTGCTGGAACTGTGTTATACAGGGCGATGAACGATGCTCCGAGAAGCCCACAAGGTTATGGTCAATGGGGCGAAGCAGAGCGGAATCAATTTTGTCCTGGTGGCAGTATAGTACCATTTTCAGAACTGCCATCAGAGTGCCAAGTGGTTGTAAATCAAGATTATAAAGACTTATGGGGAGGTAATGCGGTTTGAATACTACAATATGTGTGAATGGTGAGTTGCGGGTTGGAGATACCGTAATATCAATAGAAGGGGTTGGTTATTCCTATCTCATCGGAACAGTCCTTGAAATTAATAAAGTTGGTTCGTCAGAACATTTAATGGAAACGGACAACGATACAGATGATATTCATGTTGAGTTTACAGGGGCAGATTACTCAGAAAAACGAATCCTTGAAGTTGAAGAAACACTCACCAAGTTGTATGGAGAGAAAAAATCTTTTTACGATTCTGGACTTGACGATGTAATCATGCCTCCCGAATTTCTTATAAAGGCAGACGCTCTATCTAAAGAAGCCATAGAAGCTATTCTAAATAGCGAAAAAAGTGCAGCAATAATCTGTAGCAGGATACTCAAACAATCCGTTAGCTAATCAATAGCAGCAACATAATATATATAAATTGGAGAGTGATAATTTGAGCCTAAGCGTTGCGTTGTTTTTACTTCTTTTTTTCTATTGCTCATACAAACTTGCAAAGTTCTTTTGGATGCTATGGTTTAACAGTACACTTATGTTTTATTCAGTCAAATCAAGAAATAATCCAGATGAACCACCCAAGTCATTTGAATTTTACCACAATGGGCAGTGGTATAAAGTGTTTGCCACACATGAAGAAATTAAAAATGAAATGCTTGGAGCAAAACTTTCGAGGTCGTATGTATATATTGATGACAATCTGGTGCTTATGATTTCACGAATGAGAGAATTGGTACTGATACGCAGAAGTATAGACATGGATTTGAAGTATGTAAATGCTGACATTTTCAAAATACTAAAATGGGCTAGGATACATTGGAGAAAACAGTTCAGTGAAGATTACAAAAGACACACCGAAGGCATGAAGCCTAATCAAAATTAATCGAAGGGTGTTGTTTATGGTATATAAAAATTTATCACAAGAGGAACTGTGCGATTTACTTAGGGCCTATGACACATACATCTATAAAGCAAATGAAGCTGGTCTTTTAAAATCAGGCTGGACTCCCCATGACGTAACATTGTTTTATTCTGAAGAATATCTAACTGTTTGGAAAATCAGAGGGGATGCTGAAAACGTTGACTACAATTGTTGGAATTATATGTACAGCATTGCTGATTCATATATCGAAGAGGACTTATGAGAGCAGACATTGACGACTTTTCAGGACAAATCAAAAGAGATTTAACAGAGAGAAAATTCAACCTCAAAGATGAAAACTGTTGTCGCACCGGAGGCAGAAGTAATGGTTGCCCATTCTTTCGTCTAAGCGGTACTCTTGGGTGGATGTGTACGCTGTATCGCTTAACGCCAAAGTTTAGTACGGGAACAAAGCGATACAAAAGACCAGATGCCTGTTTGAAAAATAAAGAACCACCAATCAAGAGGCATTATTCAATCCAATATATCACACGACATACTTGTGGAGTTACAGCTATATCAAAAGAAGAAGCCCATGAAATTTTCAAAAATAGTCACGTTGGTGTCGTTGAGGACATTAAGGAGGGAGACATCGTTGAGCATGAAAATTTAATTTAATCCAAAGGAGCTTGTTATGTACGAGTTAAATGACGGAAACTACGAACTGACACAAGAAGCAAAGGAAAAGAAATATCCTTGCCGAGTTGATTTAACAGGCGATGATATTGAAACGATTGTTATTACTGCACTGGAAGGTGGTATCGCATACTGGGCTACTCTGGATAACACAACCGCAGAGTGGGCGCACAAACCACCCAAATTTCCTGTGTCGCAGTACGCAACACAATTACTGTTGGAAAATAAGGGTATAAAGCTTATTGATGAAGAAGATGAGGATAAATCCTTTGAGATAACGCTACAAAAGTTTATCAAAGGGGTGGAGCAGTATGTAAACAACGAGGCACAGGCTGATATGGATGATATTGATGCCGCTTCCGTAGATATGATTTTTCAGTATGCACTGTTTGGAGAAGTCATATATGGGTAGCGGTTTTTTAATGAAAGTATTCCATGTCTGAGTTTATTTTTATTTTCCTCATTGTCTTTTTTATCATGTTTTTTCTTTACCATTTATTCAAAAATGCAAGGGATGGAACTATTACAAGCAAAACAATTGAAACGTATTCCAAAGAGAAGATAGCGTTAAAAAACAAGTACAACGCAACTGTACCAATTGAAGATTCCAAGGGCAATTATCATGGTCACGCAAAACGCTGTTTTAACAAAGAAGGCGTGTACAGTAAGGCGTATCATAGTGAATTTGCTGACTTAAAAGAGAAATGCGGCATGGTCACAAGAGGTAAAAACAAATCTCCGCCTTAGTGTTTTATAGGCAGGGAAATCAACAAACAACCCCACAAAATTTATAGCAAGGGAGAAATCGTATGATTAAAAAAGCAAATATGCAATGGTCACCAAAGACACTTACAAACCATGTAGATAAGGGAAATGTCAATTTTGACTGTGCCATTCAACGTGGCTACACATGGGATATTGTACGGAAAAGTCTACTTATACACAGCATGATAGAGGGGTATCCAATTCCGGCATTCTACTTTGCAAAACGTGAAGATGGCAGATATGACGGATTAGATGGCAAGCAACGCTCAGAGGCAATAATGTCATTTTTAAAAGGCGATTACGCATTGTGCGAAAACTTTGACACAGTAATAGATGAAGATGGTGAAGAGCATGATTTTTCAGAGCATCTGTTTGAAGATTTACCCGCATGGGCCCAGGATGCAATCAGGGACTTCTCTCTGACCATTTACTACTTTGAAGAACTGACAGATGACCAATACGATAACTTGTTCTTTAGGCTTAACAACGGCAAGCCCCTTACGGCCATTGAACTAACAAGGGTTAAAGCTAAATCACTTGTACAGTTTCAAGAATTGGCGAAACATCAGTTAGTTGAACTTGCAATAACAGACAAGGGCAGAGCTAAGTACAATCACGAAAACTTAGTCATGCAGGCATGGGGAATTTGTTTTGCTATGAACGACGAATTTTCCTTTGAAACATAATTGAGTCTGCGGAAGTAACACAAGAGCAGATGGAGATACTCGCAGATTGCTTCGATGCGATTTTCCTTATCCATAGTTTATTAAATCTAAGTGATGCCAAAGAAAAGCGCATAGCACGCAGAATTATTACAAGAACTCATCTTGTGGCACTAACCAAAATCATTATGGATGCTGCTGATGAAGGCTTTGAGATTGAACACCTAGTTGAATGGGTGAAAGTTTTCTTTAACGGTGGAAGTAGTGCCACTGTTGATGATGATTACAATGCCGCAAGCGGTGCAGGGTCTGCACGTAGGGATAAGATTGAAACTCGCATGACTGCGATTTCGGAGCATTTTGAAAATTATATGGCTGAACTTGAAGAAAGAAGTCACGTTGGCAATTCAGTAGCAGACACAACTACTGATGCAGATGATGACGAAAGCCTTGAAGTGTGATTATTTTTACGCGCCCTCGTCTTTTGGCGAGGGCAATAATATTTTACACCACTATGCAATAAATTAAAGAGTAGCAAATTATAGGTTTTTTTGATGATGAAATAATCATCTGTGCTGTGCTATCACCACCACCTAAACGCATATCCTTGAAAGAGGACAAAGGTACTCTAAAAAATGCGAGGTGGTTTTTTGAATATTACGCTAGAGCAACTGAAGGCTATGAAAAATGATGCTACCAAACCATTTGACAAGGAAAATTTGGTTGATATAAGGGATATCAATATAAATCAAGAGTTGTCCGTCAATGATAAAATTCTTGAATTTATTGCCCTGATTAAAAACCCCTACATATTCAAATATGGCGACAAGGTGGTTCGAGTTAGCTTCTCTGATACCGAAGCAACCTTTGAGGACAGGATGAAGGGGTATTTTGAAATGTTATAAGCTAGGAAAATTTTTAAACTAAACAGTCTTGAAATTGTAGATAGAACTTGTTACAATTTTGGTGGACTAAGTTTGGAAGCTCCTAGTCGCTTGTCGCTAATTCTATGACAAAAGATTAGGAGGAGTTGTTATGTCAGCAAAAACCTACAATGCAGCAATCTATGTTCGCCTGTCAAAAGACGATGGAGACAAAGCCGAAAGCGATAGTATCGTAAACCAAAAGGAACTCATAAAGGATTATCTAAAGTCAATGCCCGAAATCCACATCTGCTCTGAGCGAGTAGATGATGGCTTTAGTGGCGTTGACTTTTTGCGTCCTTCCTTTGAAGCCATGATGGAAGATATTAAAGCAGGCAAGATTAACTGTGTGATTGTAAAGGATTTATCAAGGTTTGGTAGAAATTATATCGAAGTTGGTAAATACCTTGAAAACATCTTCCCATTCCTTGGAGTTAGGTTCATATCGGTAAACGACCAGTTTGATAGTGCTAATAAGCGTTCTGATGTAGAAGAACTTATCTTGCCCTTCAAAAATCTTATGAACGATGCTTATTCAAGGGATTTGTCAGTGAAAATCCGAAGCAATCTGTTGGTGAAGCGGAAAAATGGGGATTACATTGGGAACTTTGTTGTGTATGGTTATGCTAAATCCCCCGAAAACAAGAACAAGCTAATTGTTGACGAATACGCTGCGGTCGTAGTGCGTGATATTTTCAAGTGGAAGTTGGAGGGATTAAGCGGCCAAGCCATTGCAGATAGATTAAACGCCAAGGGTGAATTATCCCCAATGGAGTACAAGAGGTATTGTGGCTTAAACTTCGCAACGACCTTCAAGGTTAGCAGTAAAGCGGTATGGACTCCAAAAGCAGTTGGTAGGATTTTATCAAATCTCATTTATACAGGGGTTCTTGAGCAAGGCAAAGTAACAACGCCAAACCACAAGCTGAAAAACCGCATAAATAAGGCGCAAGAAGATTGGAATGTGGTAGATAACAACCACGAGCCGATTATCCGTAAAGAAATCTTTGATGTGGTTGCTGAAACTTTGGCAAGCGATACTAGAGCTGCGCCAAAGGAAAAAGGCGTGTATCTCTTTTCGGGCAAGCTGTTTTGTGCAGACTGCAAAAACACAATGGTTAGGAAACTCGTACCATCAGGCGGAAAGAAGTATGCCTATTATGTTTGCTCTACCAAAAAGAGCGGTAAAGGCTGTACTATGCATAGCACAAGCGAGGTCGAATTGAATGATATTGTGTTTTCTTCAATCAAGAATCATATTGCCAACATCTTGGATATTGAGGAATTGCTAAAGTATGTGGCAACACTCACTCCTGCTGAAAAAGAAACCCAAAAGCTGTATGCAGGGCTTACGATAAGGGAGGAAGAAATCAAGAGATATGAAAATCTAAAATTATCAGTCCATGAGGACTTCAAAGATGGGATTTTAGAGAAACATGAGTTTGCAGAGTTTAATGCCCTCTACACTGTTAAATTGAATGATGCTCGACAGGCTGCAGTACAGTTAAAAACTGACATTGATATCATAGCGAGTGGCAAAAGCGAAAGTGTGCGGTGGATTGATGAGTTTAAGGCTCACCGCAATATAACCGAATTGTCCCGCAATGTGGTTGTGTCGTTGATAAAACGCATAGACATTCATGAGGACGGTACCACCCATATAACCTTTATGTATGACGATAAATTTTACGCCACGGTGCAGATATTGGAGCAGTTGCAACGACCTTCGCAACAAGAAGAAGCTACACAAGTAACAAAATCAGTACAGAAAAAACCAACAACCGTGCGAAGTGTCGCTGCTACCGAAAGGTTGGTGGTTTAGATGCCAAGAACGAGTAAAAAGGACACGGGTGCTACCGTGGCACAAGCCACACACGAGCCACTTTACAAAGTAGGGCTGTACGCTCGATTATCCGTTGAGGATATAAGGAAGGAAGAAAGCGACTCTATTGGCACACAAACAACATTGCTTAGGCAGTATGTGGGCGAACAAGCCGATATGATGGAGGTTGGGCTATATCAAGACATAGACAAAACAGGCACAAACTTTAACCGACCGGGCTTTAACAAGTTGCTGGACGATATTCGTGCAAAAAAAATCAACTGTATCGTGGTAAAGGATTTATCACGCTTCGGTAGAAATCATATTGAAACAGGAAGCTACCTTGAGCGCGTATTTCCTTTCATGGGTGTGAGGTTTGTTGCCATTGGTGATGGTTACGACAGCTCTACGCCAAGGTCAGGCGATGAACTGATTGTACCCTTGAAAAATTTGATGAACGAGGTAACGGCAAAGGATATTTCAAAGAAGGTTCGCTCAGAGTACGCAATGAAAAAGCAAAGGGGCGAGTTTTGTGGAGCGTTTGCACCATACGGTTACATCAAAAAAGGTAATGCTTTAATTGTGGACGAGCAAGCAGCAGAGGTCGTTAAGCGCATTTTCCAGCTTGTACTGGAAGGGCATAGCGATAATGTGATTACGGCGATTCTTAACGAGTCGAAAATCCTTCCACCAAGCCGACACCGATATGAGTTGGGGTTGTCAAAAAGCGAGAAGCATGGCAATGTCGTAAACTGGTACAAGTCTGTTGTGAAGCGGATAACCCAAAACCCTATGTACCTTGGTAGGCTTGTACAAGGCAAGTATCGTACAGCTTTAATGAGTGGTGGAGTAAGGATTTATACCCCGAAAGATGATTGGGTTGTTTCTGAAAACACTCACCCTGCGATAATTGATGATGCAACCTTTGATGCAGTACAAGAGCTAAGACAAAACCGCACGGCAAACTATAACCAACGGGCGATTGAAGCAAATCGCCCAAAATCTAGCGAAAATTTATTCAAGGGGCTTATTTTTTGCGGTGATTGCTTGCGTAATCTTTCAAGGCATCAAGTTGTCTTAAAAAATGGCAAGGTATATTATCGCTATCTTTGTCCTACCTATGAGGAAGTGGACAGATGTAAATGCACCAAGAAAAGATTACTCGAATCAGGACTGCTGCCTTTAATTCACGCTTTCATTGATGTGCAGATACAAACACTCACAGGCATCAACCGCATTATTGAAGATGTGCGCAAACAGGCCAGTTATATTAACAAAATGGAACTGGTAGAGGATAGCTTATCAAAGGCACAAAAGGCGTTGGCGAGGTTGACCGGGATTAGAAGCGGATTATATGAAGACTTTAAGGCAGGGCTTTTGAGCAAAGATGATTATAAGCTGTTGAAAGAAAAATACGAAGCCCAAAACAAGGAACTTAACCAACAGATTGAAACCTTAACCGAGCAAAAAAACAAACAAACCAATTTCACCCACCAAAACAAGTGGGCAGCGGCATTTTCCTCTTTTGATAAAGGCAAAGTGTTATGCCGAGAATTGATTATAAGCATTATAGAAAGGATTGATATAAGCGGAGCAGATGATGTGAAAATCACAGTAAAATACCGTGATGAACTGGAAACATTGCTAAAAACGCTTGAAGAATACACAACAAGGGGAGAAGCCATATGACGAATGAAAAGTATGTTGTTGCGCTTTATCTGCGGTTATCTCTTGATGATGGGTATGGCGAAAGCGAAAGTATCGCAAATCAGCGTGGATTGCTAAATCACTTTATCACAAACAATGATGAGCTTGCCGGGCGCGAAGTATTGGAGTTTGCTGATGATGGATACAGCGGTACAAACTTCAATCGCCCTGCTGTAACGGATATGTTGAACCTTGCCAAAAACGGCGAGATAAATTGTATCGTAGTTAAGGACTTTTCAAGGTTTGGCCGAAATCATATTGAGGTTGGGGATTATATAGAGCAAATCTTTCCGTTTCTTGGGGTTAGGTTTATATCTGTCAACAATAACTTTGACAGTAAAGACCATACAATGCAGGCAGGCACTTTAGATGTTGCCTTTACCAACCTTATTTATGATTATTACAGTAAGGACGTTTCAAAAAAGGTAACGAGTGCGAAACACTCCAAGATGCGTAAAGGCGATTATATGTCAACCACCGCATTATTCGGATATCGCAAAATGGCAGATAACAAAAACCGACTTGAAATCGACCCTGTAGCGGCTGAGTATGTTCGTAAAGTTTTCGCATTATGTTTAGAGGGGAAAACCACTGGCAAGATTGCTCTTATAATGAATAGCGAAGGAATACCTACGCCTCTGGTTTACAAGCGTATCAATGGCTACATCCGTAAATGGCGAAAAGTAAACGACACCAACCATTGGACAAGAGCAATGGTTCATAAAATTTTACGTGATGAACGGTATGTTGGCTCTACCATTTCTGGCAAGACTAGAGTTACCAAAATCGGAAGCGATATACGTGCAAGGCTATCAAAAAATGAATGGGTGATTGTTCCTAATACTCACGAGCCGATAATATCACGAGATGTTTTTGATGAAGCCCAAGTCCTTATAGGCTTGCGAACTGAAAGGTCAGCATACAAGAAAATAGAGCGTTTGTTTGCCGGTAAAATTATATGCGGAACCTGCGGTCATGCTATGCGTGGCAGATACGACAGGGCAAGGCCATCATTCTTTTGCGAAACCACAAGGATTAATAAAACTGAGTGTATTACCGACAAAGTTTATGAAGATGATTTAAGCGAATTTGTTTTGGGGTTGATAAAAAAGTATGCTGAAATTGCCCTCTGTGCGGATAGCATATTGCTTCAACTAAAAGCCAATGCAAACGATGATATGGCGAAAATCAAAGACCGTGTATCTTTGCTACAGACAGAGATTGATAAATCCAAATCTGCTAAGGTAGCCCTGTATGAGAGCTACAAAGAAGGCAAGTTGACAAGAGATATGTATATCAAAGAAAAAAAGAGTAACGAAGATAGCATAACTTGTTTGCAGGCTCGTATGGAGAAGATGAAACTTAAACTGGAAGTTTTATACAGTAAATCTTACGACAATCAATTTGTGGATAGCTTCAAAGAGCTTCATCAGTTAGATGAACTTACACCACAGCTTGTAAGTAAGTTCGTGTCGGCAATAAAAATACAAAGTGTAGATGATATTGCGGTAGACTGGAATTTTGATGATGATTATAAAAGGGCTCTTCAATTGATTGCAACGCAAGCTTGAAATTTTCTTAAAGTTTTTTGTTAGTCCTTACTTGACAGATGCTGGAATAGTAGGCCCGCTCACATGGAATCACCTACGAAGCCGCTGCGGCGGCGTAGCAACAACAGCAAGCATAGCACCATCCAGTGCAACCATTGATATCGCCACAGAAAGCGAGATGCAGCAAGCAGAACCAGTACCAATCTCAAATGAGCGCGAGCCAGAATTAGAGTTTATACCAGAGTCAGAACCTGAAATACCACCGCCGCCGACTCTCGATGAAATGGAAACACAAACTGTATTCTGGCCATATGAACCCAACCCATCTCCACCCGAACACCAATGCAGATGCGCTAACAGCGAATTTACAAACGTTCCATGCCATCCACCATCAACCTGGCATAATCAGCACCCACCACGCTGTAAAGTAAACAGTTTTATCACCTGTCTGCTCATAAGCCGCATGGTTATGAGAAAATAACAATCCCAAGGGTTTCAACTTCTTGCATTTTGCAAGAAGTTGAAACCCTTCATTCTTATTTCTGACGATTTCTATTACCGCTGATAAACGGTAAAATTAAAACATAAAAATAATACGCGAATCAAGAGTTAAAATAAAAAAACTTCAATTCGGAAAGTGATACCAAGTCAACCAAAGTGCTAAACTAGAGCAAGGACAAAATCCAAAGAAGATCGGATATGTTCATCAAAAGCAGAATAAATGTGAAGGAATTCAAGGAAG